GAGCTTGTCATACAACTGGTCATACTCACCATCTGAAATAGAAGGAGCAGACAAATCATAATAAGCATGATTATGTTTTTGGATAAGTTGTTTGAGTTCTTTGTAGTTCATATAAAGAATATATCAGAAAAAAAGAGGAACAATCAATAGAAAACTCACAGGATTACGAGTTTTCAACCATTTTAATTAAATCATCAAGATACCAACGAGCTTTTTTAAGATCTTCAAGCTGTTTTTCTTTGGCATCATGTTTAAGATTGTATCGAGTAACATATTTTATAACATTACCTTGTGAAAAACCCATTTCCCATGAATCAATGTAGGTTGTAGTTTCAATACCTTTATTATAGTGAGGTGGGTGATTTACCATATCTACGTCACGATTTAGATAATCTCTAATTTTTTGTTCTTCTGGTGATGAAGAAATTTGTCTGCGAGTAGTCTCACCAAAATTACGTTCATATACAGTTTTACCCCCATCAGGAGACTCATAGATCTTTTTCAATTCATACATATCTACAATATCGTGATGTGAGCGAGAATTTTCAATCCTGCGTTTTCGTTCAACCTCTTCTTCTTTTGTTTTTCTATCAAGCATTTGCTCAAAAGTTTCATAATCAGACATTCTATCTCCTATTTTGAATGTGGTGGCATTTTTGCTTCAACAAACCAAACATGTTGGCGAAGTTTAGGGTGATATTTACGCATACGCAACTTTTGCGCATTACGTAGTTGAGTTAAGGTTTTTGCGTGAATAAAATGATAAGAAGCTGAATCACGTTTTTCACCTTCTGGAATCATCCACACTTTATTATTACGATTCTTTTTTGCAGCCATTATTTAACCTTTTGTTTAATAGCATAGAGAAGTTTTTGAAGATTTTCTTTTTTATTAAGATTAACACCTTCAACTTCAATTTCCAGTATTTCTTCAAGTTCACGAAGCATTACTTTAACAGTTAAAGAACGATCTTGTTCTTCAATTTCAGGTTTTTCATAAATCTTCAATTGAACTAATTTACTTATAACACTTCTATAACCTTTTGAGAAGTGAGAAGCTAATTCATATACATCTTTTTGGTTTTCTTCAGTATACAGTTTAATTAATTCTGCTTCTTGTTCGTCATTCCAAGCTTTAACGCTCATTATTTACTCCAATTCTAATTCAAGCTGGTTGTTCCATACGTATCGTTGGGCAACCGCTTTACTTGCGTCTTCTAATAGAGGGATAAGAGAACTTACTTCATCAGCTGGAATAGAAAATCCAGATTTAGTGGGATACCATTGACCTGTATCTCCGTCCATAGCATATTCTCTAATATGCAGATAAAGAATTTCTCTAAATTCATTAATTGTTACTTTTACAGCGTTTCCGTTTGGTTTATGAAAAGCTGTTCCAAAATCAATATTCATAATGTAATAATTTGTTCTGTATTAATAAATTCTTTTAACCAAGGGGTAACTGGATATGCTTTAAATACCTGTATTAACGAATATCTTGTCTCTGTTTTTGAGTTATTAATCATACCGTGTGCTATAACATCTGGATCAAAAATAACAGATTGCCCACGTTTTAATTTAATTTGTTCTAGTTCACCCTTGTTTTCAAATTGATAAATAAAATCATCACTTTCAGTTAAGGCTGTAAGAAGTCTTAAATTGTACTCTTCTGAATCTGTAATGCCTACGTTATTATCGTCTGTATGAAGAGGTGTATTGTTGCCTGGAAGTTGTCTGTGTATTCTTACTCTTGTAGTTTTAATTTCAAAATAGTCTACTAAAGGTTTAAATAACTTATAATAAGCTGTATATGAAAAATCTTCTGGATTTTCAGTTTTACCTTCTCTGTAAAAGTTATGTACAGTCCCGTCTACACTTTTAATAGCAATTGCATCTACACAATCAGCTAAATCATAATCTGTGTGTGCTTCAAAAATTAGTTTATCCCAATGTTTAAAATTAAAGTTAATTATTGTTTTCGGAATCGTAAGCATACCAATAATCTTTCATTTGTGCACCTTCTACAGGTCTATCTAAATAATCTTTACCTAAAATCCAAATGTTAGGATTTTTTTCTTCTATTTGTGTACACCAGTTTTCATAGCACTCTTTAACACCAGAAAGTCCTCTTAAATACTGTGCATTTACAGTATGAAATGCATTACTCCACCAAATAACCGCTTCTTCTTCATTTGTAATATTTGATATTACCTTTTCTGGATTTTCACATACATCACAATGAATGTAAGAGTGTTTTAAAGATTTATATTGATCCCAATGTTCTTTGATGATTTTTTCTGTTCCCCACCAGCTAATTTCTCTTTCCCACAGCTCTCGTCTTGTAAGATGCTGGGTTTCATTACCACCTGTTTCATCTATCTTATATTTTGCAACTGCCCAATCTAAAAATGCTGGATAATCTTCTCCATTCCATTGGGAAACTAATAATTTTTTAAAAGCTAATGCGGGTTTACTATAATCATAATAGACTATATCTGTGTCTTCATTAAAACCAAAACGATTAAGAATCATATTAGGTTTAAAACTTGCAGCTACAGAATAAAGTTTTTTAATAGGTTTATCTATTTTTACATAGTCTAAATCAATATAATTTTCTGTATTCCAAAAGAATACACATTTCGGAGCAAAGCTTACAATATTATTTATCCACGATAGTTGATGTTCAAGATCTGCTGCACTTGTAGTTGGATAAATATACTGTTTTGATTCTCTAATTTTTGGATGAAAGTTATAAACAGTTAAATCATTTGCTAAACTTACGTTTATAAAATTCCATCCGTCTACTAGAGGTGTGCATATTGTAAGTTCTTCTGTAGGTCTTAAAGATAAAGGCGTATAGTCGTCATGTATATCTTTTATATGTCTATCAGCTTTAATTACAAATTCTTCTTTTGTAGTTTTAGTTCCAAAAACAGGTTTATCAAACTTTTCATAGTATTTTAAATTAATTAAAAGACACTGTTTGTGTAATCCATAATAACCATTTAATCCTTCTGGGTTATTTTTATTCTTTTTTGCTTTGTCCATAATATGACCAGTAACAAAAAAATTTTGTTCTTTAATCCAGCGTTCAATAAATTTGAAGAATGAGACATCCTTAATTATATGCCCAACAGACTGTACAATACAATAATCAACATCATGTTTTAAAGCTTCATCTAACACTTCGTTTATTGATTTTCGCACAATAATAGGACCAAAATACTTAAAACGAGTAAAAAATTCTGTAATCTCTCGTCTTTTTTGATTCATAGCTACATTTTGTGTGTGAGCTACATCATCATAAATACCTACCACATAATTTTTATTAGTACCCATTTTTCTCATAGCTACGTACTACTAAATCCTCAAATTCTTTTGTTTTAACTCCGTGAACAATAATATGATATCGATCCTCATTAGACTCATTAATATATGCGTGTTCATTACCTACATCTAAAAGCATTGCTGTCCCTGGTTTAAAAGGGACAAATCCGTCATGACCTTTCATTTTCATTTTACAACCTTTTGGATGATTTAAAGCCATATTAATAGGTGATAGTCTATTTTCAAACATATCTGTATGTGGAGTAATATAACCACCTGGCTCTAATAACATGAATCTTACTCTAAAATATTTTTTATAAGGAAATTGATTTTTAAAAAAAGAAACAGTGTTAGGACATAAGCCGGATACTTCAGTCCAACGATAAGGAGTTTCTTCATTAGACTTGTAACCGTATTGTTCATAATGATTAGTTTTTTCTGCAGAAATCCCGTGAATAGCTAAACTACGCCAACCTTTGTGGCGATAACCTCCAACACCATCATTATCCCTGTGCTTTACGAAACGATCTTTTAATGCAATAGCCTCTTTTAGCATAGTTTCATGGTTGAATTCAATATCAAGCTTTAACCAAGGTAGACCGCTATCATTTATTATCCAGTTATAATCGTTCATTAATAAATATCCAACAAATCCTCATCAAAGGCAAAGCTTGTTCCACAACCACAGGAAGCTTTGGCTCCTGGATTATCTACCTTAAGTAGTTTATTCATTCCTCTATCTTCAAGATCAA